CCCAAAACGCGCGCATTGTCTCCAATGCGGCGGGCACGTTTTCGCCCAGCCAGGTCCACAGTTCACTCAAAATCGGAAACAGCGTATTTTGAAACCATTCGCCCACTACCTGCACTTTTTCCTGAATCCCGCCCCAATCATTTTCCCAGGCATTGCGGGCCAGTGCGATTGCGCCCACCAGCAGCGCCCCGACGGCGATCACCGGCGCGGCGGCCGCCACAATTCCGGCCAATGCGGGCAGCACAACAGCAGCCACCACAACCCCGATAGCCGTCAGCACATCGTTCCATTCCACGTACCCGGCTGCCATATCAATGATCGGCTGCACATTGGTCGTGAACCACTCGGAGAGCTGCGGCAAAATCTCATCACGTAGTTGGATCAGGAAATCAAGCACACCCTGCGGCGCAATATCCCAAATGGCCTCAATGAACGCATCGAGCGGCGACATACCCTCTTCTAAATTTCCGATAAACGATTGCACCACGTCGGCTACCAATTCGATTGCCGGCACAACCTCCGCCTCCAAAAAGGCAAACCCATCTTCAACATACGGCATGATCCGGTTCGACAAATCCAGCAGCAGATCGCCTATCGGTTGCAGCGCCAACATACCCCGCCGCTTGAAGCCCTCGACGACATCGCCCAGGGTGTTATAGCGGGCATCCAGGCCGTCGGTGGCCCCTGCCATATCGTCAAGCGATGTTGTGGCCGCGCTCAGTCCGTCCGTAAACGAAACGCCCAAGTCCTCGGCCATCGTGCCGAAGAGGGCAACCTGTGCTTGCTGCCGTTTCATCGGGTCATCAATATCAGATAGGCCGCCAACGATTTGATCAAAATAGTCGGCCCAATCCGCATCACCGGACGCAACCTGGCCGGCAATGTCATCATACGATAAGCCGATCAGATCAAATGCGGCTTTGGCATCGTCGCCGCCCTCGGAGAGAATAATCCCCATTTCTTTGATACTGTCTGCAATTTTGTCCGTACCCAACACGCCCCCGGCCTGGCCGGTTTCCATGATGGAGAAAAATTGATCGGCATCATAACCGGCGTCGGCAAACAGGTTGGAATACTCGCCAATAGAGTCGACGAAATCACCGTTGGCGTTGAGGCCGGACTGCATTCCTTTGGTGACAAAATCAAACGCCTGGTCAGATGTTAGACCAAACTCCTCCATCAACGTTTTGACGGTGTTGATTGATTCGCCCGCGTCCAGCTCAAATGAATCGCCCAGCCTGGCGGCGTTTTCGACGGTCCGCTGTAACTCATCGTCCGGCATATCGCCAAGCTGCTTCTTCACTTCGGCGACGGCGGCCCCGGCGTCCTGCACCGATTCAAAGAAATTATTGCCCCAGGCGTTGGCGGCAATGTCGGCAAACCGCTCAGCTTCGTCGGCAGTGACGCCTAAATCAGACTGCATTGAGGCGGCGGTGTCAGAGATACTCTGCGAGACATCGAAGGCGGCAGTCCCAATGCCCACAATGGCACCAACGCCAATGGACGCGCCGCCGATCAGCGCATTGCCGACGATATTTTGCAAACCGGAAAAACCCTTTTTGGCAGTGTCAGAAACGCCGCCCAGGGCTTTTTTGATTTTCCCCAGCGGGCCGGTGGCTTTATCATCGGCTCCGATGGTGATTTTGATGTTCAGTCCGGCCATTACTTTTTCCTTAGCGCCCTTGCTTCCGCTTCTAATTCCCTAATGATCAGCTCTGTCAAAACCTCGTCATGAGGCGCGTTGTCCACTTCCCAGGGCGGTATATGCCATTTATCCGCCAGTTCGCGGCGAATGTAGACCCAGGGGAGTTCTAGCCCCGCTTTGTTTGTCGCCTTGAGCCAGAGCGAGATTTGCGCCTCTGCGGCCTCATCGAGTTTGGGAGGTCATAAGCACCCCGCTGGACGGCGGCAATGATGCAGGCCGACAATTCAGTGGGGATCGTGTCCCAAAATTCGATGGTGTTGGCGGCTGGGATCGGGTTTCCGTCAAAGTCGAGCCAGCCATTGTGTTCTAACACGATTTGCTTCAGCGCATTAAACACGATGTCTGTTTTGCGGTCCGTTTCCGCCTCGCTGTCGTTGGTTTCGTCGTACTCTTCAGCGTAGAGGATGTCGTTCCACAGTTTTGTCGGCGCGTTAATCCAGACCTTGATTTTGAATCCGGCGTATTCATCCGGCAGGTCAAGCCACTTTTCGCGCCGCTGAATACGGGGGGCGCTGCCGTTTTGTTTGCTCATAGAATCTCCTGTTGGTCGATTTGACAAATCGAACCACTATACCCAGGCCGCCGAACGGTCATTCTGGGCACGAATTTGCAGACCATAGCCATTTGTCACGTCGTAGACGTACTGCAAACTCATTTCATAGGCGCGGGTGTTCTTGTCGGTGCTGCCCAGGTTCAGGGCGTCCCACGCGCCGGGCATATCGACAGTGACGAATTTTTTGTCAGAGCCGTCAATGACTTCATTCTGACCAAATTCAAAACGGACCAGGCGCTGAGTAGCGGCGTTCCAATTGTCGAATTCTGTCAGTGCTGCACTGGCGGCCGCTTCAAACAACAGCGTTGCTTTCAGTTCGATTTCACCAATCGTCACGCCACCGGCGTCTTTGGTGTTCTGCGCAAAATATTTGCGCTCAAGCTGGTTGTTTAATTCGATAGACCAGTTGATCAGCGTGTCTGATACCTGCGTTGTGCCGGGCGTCCCGCCAATGGCGTCAATGTACAGCGCCGTCTCCCATCCTTCAATGAAATCCGGCGTCCGATCAGTGAGCGCCCCGGTCATAGTCGTTGACGCCAGAGAGAGGCCGAACAGGTCGCTTGTGACCATTGCCTCGCCCTCGACGCTGCCTTCTATTTTGAGCGTATTGCCGTAGACGCCGTTGGCTTCCCACGCCCGCGCCCCGTCCTGCCACTCAATGGTAGCCGGGTCTAGCGTTTCGCCGGGCGTAAATGTCCACAGCTTCGTCACGCCCGCCCCGGTAGGCGTGACGCCACCGGCAACGGTCATCAGCAACAGCTCAATGATTTCGCTTGCGGAAAGCGGCATTTGAACCTTACCGCCGACAACAGTGTTACCCAGCGTGAACGCTCGCACATTGTCCCGTGTGCCGGTCGCAAACTTTTTAGGACGCGGCGGCTGCTCTTTGGTGAAGCCGCTGTTGTCTTTGTCAAAATACATTTTCCGGGTGGCGGGGACGCCGGTTCCCGGTGTGGTTTCCTTACCAATTTGAAAATATGAGCGCCAGAGTTCACCGGCCATCATTCACCTGCCTTTTTGGCTGTCGGTTTTTTCTTCCGCACAACCATTTCATAAAGTGGACTTTTGGAAACTAACTTTTGCTGCTTTGGCGTCAACTGTTCCCATTCCGCTTCCGTGATGTCGCGGGCGGGGATGCCGTTGTAATGAGCGCCGCCCCGGCCGACGTAAATTGCTTTCGTCATATCATTGCTCATGGATTCACCTCGTAGGTTCCTTGTTGTGTCACGGTGACGACAATCGGATATTCCCGGTACTCTTTGCCGACACGCAACTGATATTCCGGTTCGTCGGCCGCCAGGCTGGCCGCTTCTAAATCGGTGCCAGTGCCGTTGAGGGTCAGGTCGGCATAGAGCGCGGCCATAAATGCATCGACGGTTTGCATGAGCGCCGTTTCGGCGGCCGTTTCGTCGCCGTCTACGCGGTAGACAAACATGACAAAGTAGCGAGTTTGCCGCTGCGTCGTGCCGGTGGTCTTGCGCCCGACGCCCTGGCTGCCCATCGTGACATAGGCCGACAGGCGTGTCGAAACGCTTTCCGGTGCGCCAATCTGGGCGGAATTCACCGCAGAAAGGCTTGTGAGAACGGAAACGAGCCGGTTTGCTGGTGCCAGGCTGTCAAAACTCATTTTTTCCTCACCTGGTAGTTGATCGACCGGTATAGGCGGTAGCTGCTTTTCTTTTTCTTTGGTCCTCTGGGAACATTCAGCCGTGCCAGTCGCCGCGCCCATAGTCCCAGCCGTCGCAGCACCCACGCGCCCGGCGCAGTTACTTTGTCCAGCCCTTCGCTGATGTCCCGATCCGCATCGCTCAAAACCGTATTGACGGCGCGGGTAATGTACATGGCCCCGCCTTTACGCCGGGCCAGCTTGCCGCTGACCCGATGACGGCCGTATTCAATCCCCCAGGCCCAGGGCAGGCGGCTGCCGATGCTGGCTTCGTACCGGCCCATAGCAGCCGTACCCCGCTCAATGCGAGCCATTTGCTTTTCAGCATCCTCCATGCCCTTAAGATTGATTTTCATAGAACAGCCTGTGTGACCTCGCAGCGGCGGTATATGACCGTGCCGTCCGGCCCGGTCGGTGTGCCGTAGGTGCCTGCACGCACATTCCAGCGCGTGCCGTTGATGTCTACCTGCGCCTCATCCGGCATGACGTATTCATCTGACCAAAGCAGCCGCCTGTTTTCGCCAATGGCGGCGCGTTCGTTTTCTAATGCGCCAGGTGCGTTTTGGATGTAAACCAGGCGGCAAGGCAAATTCGATTGCGCCACGACGGTATATTCGCCGGTGGTGCCGTTGGGTGTGTAGACAGTTGCGATATGAACCAATCCGAACAGGGTCATGCTGTCACCGGATACCTGTAGCGGTCGAGTACGCGCTGGGCCATTGGCGGCGCGGGCTGCTGCACATGCGAGCGTGAAAACTTGACGGACAAATCAGGCAGGCTGTAGCTGTCGAGACCGTACATGCCGGGCGCTAAACTTGGTTGCAACCAGGCGGAAACGATTTCGATACATGCCTGCTTCAAATCCGCCGGTAAGGTATCTACCGGCGTATAGCTGATCAGCACGCGGTCATAGTTGCCTGGTGATGTCAACACGATCAGGCCGCCGTTCAGGTCTTGCACCTCGTAATCGTCATCGACGGTCAGGGTTTCTTCGGTTTCGCCCAGTCCGGAGCGGCCGGTGACGGTGGCGACGGTGGCGACGGGCGCGTAACGCAGCCAAACATTTTGACTGCTGATGTAATGCGCTTCGTCGGTTTGTGCGCCAACCAGCCAACCCCGGTTGGTTTCTTCGTCGATAAAGATTTCGGCGCTCTCAATAAGCGCGTCGCATTGCGCCAATTGGGCAGCGGTGAAGGTGCGACCCAGAAAGGCGGCGATGTCGTCAACGGTGCAGTAGCCTTTTGCGGACATGTGCAGCTCCGTAGACCCTAAGGGTTTTAGAAACCCTTAGGGTCCTGGCTTGATTAGCTAACCACTTCGGCCACGCTGGCGGCGTCGGCGGCGGGCTGATAGCGGGCGTCGTGGCCCAGGACCACAGCACAGCTATCTGACGATGCGACGGCAACGGTCATCGACAGACGCACATAGGCAAAGTTGTTGGCTACGTCCAGCTCATCAGACCGGCAGTTGATAATTGCCTGCTGGTCGCTTTCGTCGGTGCCTGCCTGGGTAAGCTGCGTGATCGCTTTGCCGCTGATGTCCTTAGCGCCGGTGCCGCTGCTGTCGGTGGCCTGCTCTAATTTGGCGTCGAGCGTGGCGTTTGTGCCCAGTGCTCCGGCCAAAATGATCGCCTGGATGGTCTCGAAGAGGCCCATGTTAACCCAGGCGGTGGTGAGTGTCCCGGCGGCGTTGAGGTCAGGGTCAATGACGCCAACCAGGACGCCGCGATTTGATGGAATAATATTTGGATTCATGTTTATGTCTCCTGTTCATTAACCTCCCGGAGGCTCAAAGCCTCCGGGAGGTTGGTTGTTTGACTAGTTGGTTATGCGCGGGCGGCCAGGGTAACGAAGTGGCTGCGAGTGGCGCTGCCCTTGTTGGGGCTGACCGGTGCTGACAAGTGGGGCTGCCCACCGATACGGAAAATCCAGCGGAATGCTTTGATGTTGTAATCAAAATAAAGATGGATTGATTCCGCAAAAGCGGGAGCGCCGCTTTTGGTTGGCGAGTAGTAGCCCATCGGGTTGACCAGTTGGATGTCGCCCTTGTCGCCTAAGGTTTCGCACTGCTCACTGAAGCGAACCGGACGGCCCAGCAGCAGACCGCCGGGCGCGTTGACGAAACCGGTAGACGGTGGCGTCCAGATCGGCTGATTACCTAATGTCATGGTCATCAACTGTGGAAATGCATCCTGATTCACAAACCAGGTCGATTGGCTGGGATTGATGATGCGTGCATACATTTTGGCAACGTTGGCAGCGACGATAGTGTCTGCCGTCTGACTGGTTTCTTTGGCGACTGTGACTAACGCGCCTGATGTGAACCAGCCAAGCGGCTGTCCGGCCCCGGTGCCTCCGAAGAATGCCTGATTGATTTTGAAATCAATAGCGCGGGCGGATTTGCGGGTAAGGCGGTCCGCCAGGCGCGGGGCGTCTTCAAGCAGTTCCTCTTCGGCCAGGACAAATGCGTATAGTTCATGCAACTTGACCAGCCGAGCATCTTTGTGTTCTTTGCTGCCGGTCATTTGGCTGGATTGGCTGCGCCAGTATGCCTGAACGCCGGTGCTGCCCCAGGGGGTTGATTCGTCGGCGTTGAGCGTAACGGCGTTTTTGCTGGTCGGCTCGTTGTCAACTTCGTTGATCAGGTTGCCTTCCTCGAAAACCAGCTCCCAAATCGCCTCGCGCATGGCTGGCGGGGTTTCGTATCCTTCGCCGCTGCTGCCTGCGGACTGCATTTGATTGGACGGGGCAGCGCCGATGTGCAGCCGTTCGTCAATGTAGCCGCCGGGGTGACTGGCGGCTCTTACGGCCAATGCAAAGTCAGCCATATCAGCAAAACCGCGCCGGGGATCATCTTCGCGCCGGTCGCGGACTGACTCGATGCCGCGTTGGGCTTGCGTCATATTGGCATCCGGCACGGCCGCAACTTCGCGCTCCCACCGGCGGCGGCGCTCTTCGCGCTCGATTTCGCCGGCGATCTCTTCGAGGCGGGTGTTAATGCCGTCGTCGGTGGCCTTTTCGTCTGCGGTCAGGTCGCGCCCTTCCTGTTCGGCCAGGTTAAAAATGGCTTTTGCTTGCTTGACCAGGTCGGCGCGTTCCTGTAGAAGTTTCTGGTATCGTTTGTTCATGGTTTAAATCTCCTGTTATGAGTTACCAATAATCAATTGCGGCTCTTCGGAGCCAATCAACCGGTCTCGACGGAGCCGGTACGCGCCGCGTGCCGTAGGCGACGGCGGCGAAAGTTTACGCTTGCAATGGCGCGGGTTTTGCTGCTTTTTTGCAGCCGCGCCAGGGTATCGTCGAAGGTGGCGACGCGGTCGGCCATGCCGAGTTTGACGGCCTCTTTGGCCCCAACCACGCGCCCCTCTCCAAAGCCGTTGCGCACGTCTGTTTTGGAAACAGAACGTTGGCGGGAAACGGCCGTTACAAACATGTCATAATACATATCGACCATCGCTTGAATGTTGCCGCGGGCTTCGTCGTCGAGCGGCTGGAACGGGTTGCCCTCAACTTTGTACTTGCCCGCGTGAATCAGCTCGACTTTCACGCCTTGTTTTGTGAGCAGTTCGCTGATGTCTTCGTGCATTGCCAGAACGCCGATGCTGCCGACCTGACCGGACGGTGTCACAACCAGCTCGTCAGCGGCGGTACCAATCCAGTAGGCAGCGGACGCGGCCAGAGAGTTAGCAACGGCCGTTACGGGTTTGGTACCCCGCGCCTGGTAGATTTCTTTCGCTAACTCCTCGACGCCGGCCACAGAGCCGCCGGGGCTGTCAATATCGAAAATGATGTTGTCAACGTCGGCATTGGATAGGGCGCTGCGAAACTGCGATTTAAGGCGCTGAATGGAAACCGCGCCGGATGATTCAGCAAACATGTTGCCACGCGGAATGATGGTGCCGACAATGGGAATGACGGCAGTAGCGCCGGGTTGGAAACTGCCGTTTCCTCTGGCGGCGGCCTGCGGCTCTACATCCAGCCGGTCGGCAATTTCTTCGGGTGTGAATTTATGCCCGGCAGCACGGGTACGCAGCAGGTCTTGAATGGCTGCCAACTTGGCGGGCATGATCGCCCAGGGGTAGGCTTTCACGGCGCGGATAATGCGCTGGTACTGTATTTCGATGTCATTCATGTGATAAGTCCTTTTCTAACGCCAAACCAACCAGGTCATTAACCCGGCGCGGCTGCCATTCGTCTAAAACGGCCGTGCCTTGCGTGAGTAGCTCGCGCTGTCCGGCCGTGCAGTAATCCATTGATTTGTTCAGCGGCATTCGCATGGTTTGGGCCACGTGCTGCACGTGATCGGCGTAGAAGTCAAGAACGGCCGTTGCCCACGCCTGCCGATCAGCCCCATGCCGCTGCTCTGCTTTTTTCAGCGCGGCAATCTCTTTGCGAACAACACGCCCGGCAGCTTCTTCCGCCAATAGCCGGTAATGCGGATTGTGGATTGCGGATTGCGGATTGTCGGGCGGCTGCCCGGCTTCGTCCATGTTCATTGGCTGGAGATAAACATCTCCGTTATCAACGCGGTTCATGTTTTCCATTCCCCGAATTTCATTGACGGACAGCCAGCCCCACTGGCGGCCGGTGGCGTAGGCGCTGTAGCGGCTGGCGATGTCACCACGCAGCAGCCCTTCGACGACAAAGTCAGCAAAGTAGAGCTGCGGTGCCAGAATTAAATCCCGGCTAATCGCCTGTTTCCATCGCGTCAGCCAGGGCAGCAGCGTGTAGGTGACGAAGCCGATCCCCATCTGCTCAATACCGCTGCCCCATGAGGTCGCCTTTGATGTCAATCCGACCATGTGCGGCGGCACTCGGAACCAGCGGCACACATCCTCAGCCTGGAATTCGCGCGTCTCTAAAAACTGCGCTTCTTCCGGCGAAATGCCGACCTGCTGCCACTGCAGTCCCTCTTCCAACACGGCGACGCGGTGCTGATTACCAGCAGTGTGGGCGGATTCCCAGCCGGATTTGAGCCGCCCGGCCGCCCCCTTGCTTAATTTGTTTGGTGTGGACAGCACGCCGCCGGGCCGGGAATCGTTGCGGTAAAAGCGGCCGCCGTAGCGTTCGGCGGACATTGCCATGCCGAAACTGTCAATTGCATAATCGACGATGGACATACCAACAATGCCGTCTTTGGACGGACCGCGTAAGTGGAAGATGTCTTCTTGGTTAAACAGCCGTTTCGAGCCGTCGTCTTGCTGCACCGGGTAGCGGAAACGGCCGTTTGGCAGCTTTTCAACAGTGACGCGGTCGGGGTGGATGGGCATCAGCTGATCCACCGGGCCACGCGGGCCGGGGATGATTTGGGCGTAGGCATTGCCACGCAGCAGCGCATGACCGGTCATCATTTCGCGGAATTCAGCGGAGGTTTGCTGCTCGTTGGGCTGATCGTGCAGGATTTCGTAAAGTGGATGATTGCGGGCGCGTTCGCGGCCGTCGTCGGGCCGGTTGCGATAAACGGAAAGGGGTAGACTGGCAATGGTTTCGGCCAGCAGCGTCACGCACGCCCAGACCGTTGAGATTTTGAGCGCGGTATCTGCGTCCACGTGGACGCCGGAAACGGATTGGGTAGCCGCACCTGTCCACCAGCGGTCATCATCCGGGTTACGGGCCGGGGCCGGTGTGGCTCCCAACATGCGCAAAATAAAACTCATTGGCTCCGTCCTTCGACTCGGTGCAGCCGGGCCGCGCCGACGGCAATCAGCAGCATACCGCCGACCACGAGCGTCAACCGCCAATCCAGCAGATAAGCGCCGACCAGCAGCAGGATTACACCTACTGTGATGATTAAATCAGCGATGTCGAGAAACGGCCGTTTGTTGTTCATAGGAAATAAAAAAGCGCCTATCCAATGGTGCGGACCTCGCGGGTCTCACAAACACCAGACAGGCGCTCTAGGCGCTCAAAATATATTCGGTTATCTAAAGATTATTCTCTACTGCAAAAAAAGTCAACTCTGATTGCGCACAGGTGTTCTGAATTGGCGCAAATCTACTATTTGAGACGGGCTGCCTTTGGGCTTGATTTCGACCAAATCACGGTTGGGGTCGTAGCGGAAGAGTAAACGGCCGTTTCGCCGTACTTCCACAAACCCATCTTCACCGCGCCGCCGTCGCTGCCTCTTTGTCATAACACCAGCAGCTCCTCAGTTTCATACTTACTCACGCCGCTTTCGCCGCGCATTGCCCGATCAACACCCATCACCAGGCATACCATGCCGTCGATCTTCTCTCGGCTTTTGCCCTTATCCGGCTTTAGGTTTCCGGCAGCGTCCTGCGTTGCCACCAGGTTATCAGCCATCCATGCCAAAACCGGGTTGCCGCCATGTCCTAATCGTTGGCCTAAAATCAGCTTCTCCAATTCCTTCATGGGCGGCGACATGCTGGCAAACCCCTGACCAATCGGCACAACCCAATCGTCGCCGCCCAAATCCATGAGCTGCGTTTGAATCTTCGTCGCCCCCCAGCGATCATAGCCGATTTCAACCACATCATAATTTTGCGCATCTTCATCAATTTGCGCCACAATCCAATCATAGTCAATCACATTGCCTGGCGTGGCTGTTATCAGCCCTGCCCGCAGCCAGGCGTCATACGGCACGCGGTCTCTGCGCACCCGCTCCATGATATTTTCTTCAGGAATGAAAAAGCGGGCAATAATCCAATACGGCTCACCCTCCTCTTCGGGTGGAAACAGCATCAGCCAGCAGCTAATGTCAATATTTGTGGACAGGTCCAGCGCACCGAAGCAGCGACGACCGTAAAGCGCCCGCTCCATATGCGCCAGAATTTCAGCGGGCGGTGTCGTCGGCTCCATGTCCAACCCCGGCGGTACATGAGCACAGGCCGCCCACCGCGCCGGGTCAATCCATCGGCTTTCCGCCTGTGTCCACACGTTTAGCTCCAATCGCAAAAACGCATTTAGCGCCGCAGGCATTCGCTTGGCCCTGGACGCCTTGCGGCGTAAATCGTCCCATTTCTTGCTCACCCCTAGATTCGGATTTGCTTTTACCCACGCCGATTCATCTTCCCAACTATCGGCTGGTGCAATTTCGTTGCCGTCGTCGTCAAGCTGCGGTCCGTCC